GCACCGTTGAATACTTGTTGAATAGGTTCAACGGAGAAGTTAGTATGTCTACGGTATACTACCTTAAAAAAAGTTATTTGGGGATTACCTGTGAGGTAAACATCTTGCGATGCATCGGCATAGTTTCCTATGCCGGCTGACTATATCTTATGAACTATTTCTAGTCCCGAATACCGTTTAGTCGATGAACTGCATAGCTTATTTAAGTTATCTAATTCAATTAAAGCGAGTTTTAATTTTTCTTCCATTGAAAGTTTTTTGGATCTAAAAGTTTTATCAATTTTAGAAGGATGACTACTAATTCTATATCCTTCTTTGACTTTTCTTAAATATTTAGGTAAGGAATTATCTTCTGGATCTAGTCTGACTCTTTTATCCATAATTCTTCCTTTGTTTTTTCCAATTAAACTTTCGCTTTTTTTGAGTTTAGTTTCTTCACTTTGTTTTTGGTTTTTATTTCCACCAGTTGTTAAGTTATATCCATTTGGAGACAATGAATTATATTTTTCAATATAAAACACTTCTTTATCATTTAAAATTTCTAAAGTATTACATTTTTCTAATAAAGTTACTTTAAAATTTTTATGACCATATTTTCTAATAGCATTATCTAATAATCTACAATAGTTTAATTTTTTTGTAGCTTCTCTAATATGTGCATTCCATCTAGACAAATATCCCCAATTTTTACCTGAACATAATTTTTCAACTGCTTGTCCTACATAATATTTCTTATTTGGACTCTCTAATAAATATATATCTCCCATTAATATAAAAGTGATTTTCTTTTTAAATAAGTTACTTGGCTGCTGATTGCCCATTTTGTAGATCATAATCTACGCATCTTTTAAATTTTCACCATCTCTAAGTTTATTCTTAGCCATTAGATGTATTACTACTCTAACTTGGTATTAAAAGCTTTAGGGGATTCCAGCAATTTGATATTCTTGCATTAATATTATTTTTAACTTATAAACAATAATTATTAACACTAGCAGGTTATATAAAGGAAAGAGTTTTCCTTCTAGATAATTACACAGATTTATCTATTACAGTATATCTAGAACTGTAATAGCTGCCTACTGTTGACGCCCAAGATGTAATTCTAAGCGCCATACGCGACGAGTTGCATTAAACCACCACCCATAGTGATATATACTTTATCCAAGAAAAAAAATTTAAATAAAAAATTTTATTTATTATTTTTATGAGTTTAAAGTAATAAATTCATAAAATATGATTTTTTTTAAAGTTTTTTTATAATTTTATATTATTTATTGTAAATTACCTAGTATTTTTACCAAAGTTTTTTATAATTATTGTTATAGATGTTTTGCATAATATAAAATAAAAATTTAAAAAATAAATGTATTATTTCATCTATTCAACGTATATTTTTTCTTTAAATCCATCTCGTAAATCATATAAAGTATTGCTATTATTTATCTTAATGTCCAGTACTGGTCAAAAAAATAAAGTTACAGATATAAAAAAAACATCAACTCTAGAAAATAAACATCGATTAAAGCTTAAAGAATTTGAAAATGAAAAAGATGGTTTAGTAAATTTACAAAATGAATTATCTAATATTTCTTCTGAAATAATAGAATTAGATAAAATTAGAGAAAAATTTACTAATATTGAACAAAATAAGAGAGCTAACTTATTAGATTTAAAAGATGAAATAGAAAATAAGTTATTCTTATTAAAAAATAACATTCAAGAAATGGATTATTATGATAAAACAGGTGATTTACTTGTATCTTATTATAATATAAAAGATAATGATTTTGAAGCTTCAGAATCAAAAAATATTTTAAGTTTTTTATGTAAAAAGAAAATTGTAGATGAAAAACCTAAGAACGAAAAACCAGTAAATAAAACAGAATTATTTGAAAAATATTGTCAAATAACTGAAGGTATTCGCGTTAATCCTGATGATGGATCTAAAAGATTAAAATATTGTTTAGAATGTAAAATAGAAAAAATTTTAAATCTAGTTGAATCTTCCTATATTTGCCCATTATGTGGTGATATGGAAGTTATTATTATTGACGAAGACGTTCAAATTAAAGATTATTCTCCATATAAAAGATTAAATAGATTTAGGGAATGGTTAAATGCATTTCAAGCAAAACAATCTCCTGAGATTGATGAACAAATTTACAGAGATATTATTAATGAATTAAATAGAAAACGAATTACGGATTTATCTACATTAGATCGTACAAAAATGAGGACAATTTTAAAGAAACTTAAATATAATAATTTATATGAACATATTCATTATATCATTAATAAATTATCAGGTTTGCCACCACCAAAAATAACTAGAGATATGGAAAAAATGTTTATACGAATGTTTTTAATGATACAAGAACCATGGATGAAACATAAACCAGTTGATAGAAAAAATTTCTTATCATATTCCTTTGTTTTACATAAATTTTGTGAGCTTTTAGAATTAGATCATTTATTAGAATGTTTTCCTTTACATAAACAATTAGATATCTTAATGGAAAACGATTCTATTTGGAAAAAAATATGTAATGATTTAAATTGGGATTTTATATCGTCTTTTAAATAAAATAATTTTATATCTTAATATAATGAATCATATTATACATAATATATCTGTAGTTTTAATATTTATAGGAATAATTATGTTAACTATAAATTTAACAAAAAGTTATAATAAATCTCCAGGTTCAATGTCAAAATCTGGTACTTTACTTCAAGAAAAACCACAAGAATTAGATCAGGAAAAACCTTCTAAAATTTATGATAAAATGTTTGATAGACCAGATATTTGGATGGGTTACGCTGACTTTGATTCTAAAGAATTTAAAACTAATCGTAAAGAATTAATTGATGCAATACAAACAAGACTTTAATAAAAAGCGCAAACAAGATTTTATTAAAATTTAATAAATTTTAATAAAATTGATTAAATCATTTTAAAGAAATATAAGATTATTAATTTAATGTCAACAGTCGATTATATACCAAAAGATGCTATTTTACCAGAAAATCAAAATTTTTGTTGTTTATCATTATGGATGGATGATGATAAAAAAACAATTAAATTTATTAAGGTTAGTGGTGGATTCAAAGAATTAGAAGATGCTAAAGAACAAATTCAACTTTTAAAAACACCAGGTCACTATAATTTTGTAGCTGAAATGGGTTCATGGAATGCATTTGACCCATTACCAAATAATAAGGATTTAAATGATGAATTAAATTCAATGATGCATAGATATCTAATTAATATTCGTAAAAATAATTTAGAATTTGAAGTAAGAAAATATAGTATGATAAAAACAAATGTTGAAGAAAATTGTCAAGTAAAAGAGAAAGAATTAGAAGATGAAATTAACAAATTATGTGAATTATCTACTCAAGATTCTACTGAAGAACTTGAATGTCAAAAACAAACTAAAACAGAATACATTGAAAAATTAAAAGAACAAATAACTAAAATGAAGGAAAAGATAAAGGAATATTTAGAAAAAGAATTAGAAGTTCAAGAAAAATTAAAAAATATTTCAGTTAATTTTAATGAAAAATCTGAATCAGAAAATACAAATTTACCTAATCAAAATGTTCCTGTTAAATTTGATGGAGTTGTAAAGCGTAAGAATGAAAAAATCGAAAATCAAAATTGGTATTGTATATCATTTTTAGCTGAAGAAAAATACAGTTTAGTAGGTATTAAAGTAAATGGATGTTTTGATACTGCAGAAAATGCCGAAAGTCATTCTAGATCATTAAGAGATATTAATGATAATTGCAGTATATTAATAGGTGAATTATATAAATGGCAACCATTTAATCCTGACCCAGATTCAGCTGAAGCCGGAGAACAAGAATATGCAAATCCTCAATTAAACGATACGATGAAGAACAAAAAAGATAATGAAAAGAAGGCTCAATTATATCATGAATTTAGAAAAAATGATATGATTAGAAAGAATTTGGAAGAAAGTTTAAATGATAAGGTATCAGAAAAGAATGAAATAAATAAAAAACTAGAAAATATTAAAAATAAAGAAATGAAAGAAAATGCTGAAAAAGAAATATTAACTCTAGAAGAACAAATTAAAAAACTAGAAGAAAAGCAAAAAGAATTTTCTCAAAAAGAATCAGAATTAGTAGAGAAAATTGGTTTATTAGATTTAAAGAAGAAGATGGATGAAAAAAATTTAGAAGTATAACTTCATTTGCTTAAGAAATTATTTTATCATATTTAGTATATGAAATATTTTAAAATAATATTATTAATAACTATAATATTTTTGATATATTCGTATTTATTTACAATCAGTGAAGATTTTGAAGATGATTCATCAATAATAGTATCAAATTTAATTAATGATACAGGTTTTGGATTTTTTTCACAATTTTTCTTTCTGTTAAATCATTATATATATTGTAAATTAAATAGAAAAAATTTTAAAATTAAATCAGATACTTGGTTATTTAAATACAAAAATGGATGGTCTGATTATTTTAATGATATTGAATTAAAATTTAATGAATCAGATATTATTAAAAATTATAAAGCACTAGATACATTAGGAAAATATACAGTTCAAAACTATATTGATGCGATTCGTGATATATATGTTTATAATGAACAAACGATAAAAGAAATAAGTAAAATAAAATCTAATTTTAATTTAGTAAATAATAATTATGATTCTATTTTTATTCGCAGAGGAGATAAATTAGCATATGAATCAAATTATTATAAAGAAGAATTATATATTAATTTATTATTGAAAAAGAATCCAAATTGTTCTAAAATATATCTACAAACAGATGATTACAATTCATTTTTAAATTTAGAAAAATATATTAATGATAATAAACTGTCAATTAAATTATATACATTATGTGATAAAAATACATACGGTGTAATAGTTGGAAATCATCAAAAAAATAATTTAAATAATGCAATTAAACAAGATATTAATTCAAATGGTAATTACTTATCTTCAATCATTTCAGAATTAACTAATTCTAAATCAGTAGAAGATATGAATTCTGATGAAATATATAAACATACATTAGATATGTTAATTGGTATTGATATTGTACTTAATTCAAATATATGTATTAGTGATTATCAATCAAATGTTTCTAGATTTATAAAATTAGCTCATCATAATCCAAATAATGTATATAATATTATGGATCCAGATGTTAAATTAGATGTAAATAAAATTATAATGCCAGCGTATAACTTATAAAAAATAAAATTAAAAAATTTAATTTTATTTATTGTCGAATCTTTTCAATTATTAACTTGATATTATTTCTCTTTTTAGCAAGCATTTCTCCAGGGTTAAACATTGGTAATCTTCTATTCCATTCTTTATCATAATGTTCTTTATGATATCTTTTATATTTATTACATCCTAGTGTAAATTCTGGAACATCTTTTGCCTTATACCAATAAACTTTATCTGCTATATTTTTAGAATGGACACGGTTATCGATAAC